GCGTATTATAGCTTGTTTGAATCCAAGTACCAGGACTTGAATCTACGAATGTATCAAAAAATTCTGGTTCAGCCACGATGACCTGTGTAACCTTACCGTCTACTACTTTTGCAAAATGACTCATTGTTTTTCTCCTTGTTATGCGGTGTAAGAACCGCTTGCTGTAAATTTAATAATTGTGTTAGAACCACTTGTTGTAATTGTAGGTGAACCTGTAGTTGTACCAGAATAGTTTGATGTTGGGACTGATAAAATAACTACACCAGAACCACCGTTGCCACCATTTTTTTCATTAGGTGTACCTGAATTTGCTCTACCACCGCCTCCACCACCGCCACCAGTATTAGCAGTTCCTGCAGTTCCTGCAACATTATAACCACCAGCGCCTCCACCACCAGCGCCACCTGCCCCTCCTGGACCATCTCTTTCATCAGATCCGCCACCGCCACCGCCAGCATATGTTACAGAAGAACCTGTTATAGAAGATGCAGTGCCTGCACCGCCTACACCTGCACCAGAACCAGCATTAGATGCATTACCACCTACAGCACTAGCCCCACCTCCACCTCCTCCACAGTTGTAAGGGGATGCGGCTCCATTACCTCCAGTATTACCTTGACCCGCAGTGCCTGCACCGCCAGTACCACCAGTATATACACCACCACCACCAGAACCACCAGAAGCACCATTAGCTGGACTACCATACCCTCCAGCACCTCCACCAATTGCAGTAGTTAAACCAGTAAAAGTAGAATTTGATCCATTGGTAACTGCAGCACCACTGATAACCCCTCCAGTACCTCCAGCACCTACAGTTGCAGTATAAGTAGTACCTTTAGTTAAAGTAACTGTGCTAGTTAAATATCCTCCAGCACCACCACCCCCACCACCATTGCCACCACCTCCTCCTGCACCACCAGCTACAATTAGATATGAAGCAGAATAATTAGCTGATTGGTCACCTACAGCAACCCACGCAGTTCCTGTATAAACTTCCATTAAACTAGTAGTCGTATTCCACCCCATTTGACCAGCAACAGGAGCAGACGGGCGTGTACCTGTAGTCCAAGTAGCCACAGCTAATCCTGTAGAACTATCTAGTGTACTTGCTCCTGAGGTTCCTGTAAGTATGAGTGCCATTATTGTCCTTATGCTGTGTATGTGCCTGAAGCAGTGAATCTTATAATTGTGTTTGAACCTGAGGTTGTTATAGTTGGTGAACCTGTTGTAACACCTGTATAGTTTGCTGTAGGTACACTTAATATGACTACTCCTGAGCCGCCAGCCGCTCCATTTCCAGATGTATTTCCACCACCGCCTCCGCCTGTGTTTGCAGTGCCTGCACTTGGATCGCTTGTTGGTATTGTGCTTCCTCCTACTCCACCACCACCAGCTCCGCCAGCTCCAGGTGTTGGACCAAGATATGCAGCTCCGCCACCACCACCTGCATACGTTACTGATGTGCCCGTAATAGATGATGCAGTACCTGCGCCACCATTACCTGATGATAAGCCTGAGGCACCTACAGCTGAAGCACCTCCTCCTCCACCACATCTATATGTTGCTCCTGTACTTGCTAATCCACCAGCAAAACCTTGTCCTGAAGTTCCAGCACCGCCTGATCCTACAACTCCTGCAACTTCACCGCCACCGCCTCCAGAACCACCGCTTACTCCATTTATAGTGCCAGAATTTCCTCCACCACCACCTCCACCACCTGTAGCTGTGATAGAACTAAATACTGAATTACTCCCACTTGCACCAACAGTGCTTGTTCCTCCAGCCCCACCTGCGCCTACAGTGGCTGTATATGTTGTTCCTAAAAGTAAAGTTGCTGTTCCTGTAAGGAAACCACCAGCTCCGCCTCCGCCACCAAGACCTTGGCCAAATCCCCCACCAGCTCCTCCAGCTACTACTAAATAAGATGCAGAATAATTTGCTCCTACATTTGTAGATTGCCATGTAGTACCGTTGTATACTTCTGAAGTATTAAGTGTTGTATTAAATCGAATTTGACCTGTAGTAGGACTCGTTGGTCTTTCCGCAGTAGTTCCAGCAGGAATATAGGCTCCACCTGTAGATGAATTAGCAGTTACAAAAATGCCGTTTGTAGTAGGAAGAGTAAGCGTAGTTGTACCTGCCGTTGCTGGGGCTGATAATGTTACGGTTCCCGACACATCGCCACTTACCACTATACTCGCCATTATGCTATTTCCTTTAATCTACAATTGTCCATATGCCATCTTTTCATTCCACCTAAATTGCCTATTTTATTACAATGTGGGCAAGTTAGTTTAATATATAAATGTTTTGTTGCCTCTTTACCTATTTGCAATCCTTTATTCCATGGTGTAAACCCTTTGGAAAATCTTGTATTGACTCCATGAGTTAAAAGGTTTTGAGTTACTAAGGCTTCAATTTCTGGGGTATGCTTATGGCCTTTATTTGCAATACTAATTTTTTTACGAGTTTCTTCTGATACAGTAAATTTTTTACCTAATGTGCTTGGTGGCATACCACCGCCTTTAACTACATTCCAGCCAATTTTATCTTCAGCTCTTAATTTGGTTTCCATAAGCAAACAATATGCTTCATCAGCAATCAAAACAATACTCTTTACTAGATTATCCCAACCATATTTTTTAATAGCATTCTTTAAATGTACATTGGAAGGTCTATTCTTATGCTCTTCAAAACGTTTAGAAGTATTTTTAGACACCCCAATATAGCCTTGACTGAACATATCAGTATGGTCTTCTAAGTGTATCCAATAGACTACTATGCTTGCCATGTTTTATCCTTATGCTGTGTATGTTCCACTTGATGTAAATGTGTGTATAGTATATCCACCAGATGAAGTGACTGTACCGCCAGAGCCTTTTTGTGATCCTAGATATGAAATAATAACAATTCCAGAACCACCAGCACCGCTTGTACCTCCTGAAGTTCCACCAGCGCCACCACCACCTCCACCAGTATTTGCACCAGCACTTCCACCATTAGCAACGGAACCATTTAATTGTCCAGCTGATCCAGCATTTAATCCAGATCCACCTGTTCCACCGTTATTATTACCACCACCTCCGCCACCGCCTCCATTACCACCATTACCAGCAGTTGCATTAAGATAGTGACCACCGCCACCACCCCCACCAGCCCAATATAAAGCAGTGCCATTAATTGAATATTGTAATCCTGTTCCACCGTTAGGGAAAGTACCAGGATAATTCGTAACAGTAGCTGAAACGCCTACAGCACTAGAACCTCCACCACCGCCACCATTAACAAATAAACCTCCTGAGTGATATCCATTACCGCCAGCAAATCCTTGACCAGATGTTCCAGCTCCACCACCAGGACCTGCGCCACCAGCACTATTACCTCCAGCACCGCCTCCAGAACCACCACTACCTCCTACTGGTGTAGATGTTGCTCCAGTAGCATAACCTCCGCCAATAGCAGTAAGAGACAATACTGAAACAGTAGTATTTGATCCAGCATTACCTGTAGTGGTTCCTGAAGCTGCCCCACCTGCACCAATTACAATAGAATAAGCTGTTCCTGGTGTGAGTGTAAATGCTGATCCATTTGGGGTTTTTGGGGTTTCTGCTCCGTAATAAAGTAATCCACCAGCTCCACCACCACCACCGCCTGCACCACCACCACCACTTCCACCTCCTGCAACAACTAAAAATGATGCACTATAAGGAGGATTTTGATTAAACTGTACCCATGATGCACTAGTAGAATCATACCATTCAGGATAACCTGTAGTTGAATTAAATCCAATAGTGCCCGCAGATGGGCTTGATGGTCTTGTTCCTGTTGTCCATGTAGGTAGATTTAATTGCCCAGCAACAGTCATTCCAGTTGATGTAAGCGTAGCTACAGTAGTTCCCGCAGCTTGAAGCTGCAATACGCCACTAGAATCTCCAGTAGAGACTATGCCACCAAAACCAGAATTACTTGCATTTATTTGAGATGCCAATTTTTATCCTTAAATAACAATATATCTACTGCCTGCTGAAACAGTTACAGTTACACCACTTGCTGCAGTTACAGGACCTGTACTCATAGCATTACTGCCTACAGGAATTGTATATGAAGCAGAGATAGTTTGATTATTGACAATTATACCATTAGTTGCGTTAATTACAGCCCCTGTACCTGTCGTTGCAGTAGGTAGTCCTAAATAACGACATGAGATATTATTAGTACCTGATGGAGGCGCTGTTGAGAATGTTAATGTTGTACCTGTTACAGTATAAGTGGTTGGGTCTTGAACAACACCTGATATAGCTACAACAACAGATTCTGAGTTAGCTGGGGTGACAGACATCGTATAAACTGTTTGAGATCCTGTACCACTAAAGTTTTGAGCAGTGATTACAGCTGCCGTATTGACTGCACCAAAAGCTACAACTTCAATAATATCACCTGAATTAGCAGGTGTTGCTAAAACAATTGTTGTTCCGTTAGATGCTGTATAGTCAGCAATTGCTAATTTAACACCGTTTCTAAAGACTTCTACTAAACCTACTGTGTAGGTGACTGTAAATGTAGTTTGAGATGCGGTTGCTGTAAAATCTGTAACGGTAAATGAAACACCAGATGAAGTGCTTGCTGCCCATGAAGGAACGCCACCAGCTAAAGTTAAAACATATCCATTAGTACCTGCTGTTAATTTAGATAATGTATTTGTGGCTGATGCATAAAGAATATCACCAGTAGCATAAGTAGACTGTCCAGTACCGCCTGATGTAGCACCTAATGTACCTGCTAATGTGATTGCACCACTTGTGGCTGTTGATGGTGTTAATCCACTTAAAGATGTTTGGAATGTGGATACACCACCTGAAGAAGCTTGCCATGAAGCTGTAGTACCATCTGATGTTAATACATATCCGTTAGTACCAATAGGTAATCTTGTAGCACTATTAGTACCATTACCAAGTATTAAATCACCTGTTGTAGTAATAGGGCTTAATGCATTAAATGCTGCAGAAGCTGATATTTGTCCTGTACCACCAGAAGCTATTGGAAGTGTACCAGTGGTTAAAGCGCTTGAGGATGTTGCATATAATGCACCACCGCTTGTAAATGATGTAAGTCCTGTACCACCGTTAGTAGTAGCTAAAGTACCTGCAAGTGTAATTGCACCTGTTGTAGCAATACTTGGTGTAAATCCTGTAGTACCTGCACTAAATGAGCTAACTAAAGAACTTGATACTGTTGCCCATGATGGAGCAGATCCTGTATTACCTACTAAAACTTCTCCTGTAGCACCTGCTGCTGTAACACCTAATGCAGATGTACCGTTACCATATAAAACACCATTTGATGTAAATGTAGTAGCACTTGTACCACCTGCAGCTACGGGTAATGTACCTGCTGTTAAAGCGCTTGCAGATGTTGTATATAAAGCATAATTAGCTGCTGTAAATGTAGTTAATCCAGTACCGCCATATGCAGTACCGATTGTGCCACCATTCCATGTACCTCCAGTAATAACAGTAGAGCCTAAAGCTAATGCATTTGTACCCCAAGTAACGTTTTCAGGAATATAACCATGTACGTCCCATGTACCGCCAACAGTAGAATTATCTAATAATGCAATACTTGCAGCACCGCCTGGAGCTACAGTACCTACAGTAGCCGCAGCATAATCTGTAATAGTAAGTGTGCCAGTAGCGTTGTTATTGAATTGGAATGCAGTAGTATCTGTTAAGGTAGTAGCATCAGGTAATCTAAATGTTTGTCCACCTGTACCTACTAAGGTTTGATTGTATTGAGATGCTGCTGTTAGATTTGTAGTACCTGCGGCTGCAGTAATCGTTTGTGTGCCTTGGTTAAGGCGGTTAATTGTGATATTAGAATTAGAATCACGTAAAACAACTGAGTTAGGGCCTGTTGAACTAGTAACACCTGTACCACCATAAGCAACGCCTACAGTTGTACCTTGCCATGTACCAGAAGAAATAGTTCCTAATGGAGATACATTTCCTGATGCATTAAGATTGACAGATTGTTCTGCAGGGTATGTACAAAATACAGATTTAGCATTACCAGCAAAACTAATCTTAGCTGTAGTACCAAGAGAGTTAGATAATACTGTATCACGAGATAAAGTACCTGCACCTACAGTACCAACACCTACTTCCCAATCTTGAGCTACGTTATCGTAGATCGTATAGAAAGTAGTATTGCCATTACCTATTGATGATGAGAAGGTTTGAAAACCAGCCACTGCTCCTGCGAGCGTAAGTGTACCTATACCACTAGTCGTGGAGGTTTCCTGGACCCGATCTTTGACTACAAGAGCCATTTAAGCTCCTTAGCTTGTTGCAGTTGTTGAGTATGTAACGCTTACTGTATCGCCAGCTGTTGTAATTTTAGCTGTTGTAAATGCACCTGCTGAATACAATGTACCACTAGTATTAGACTGTGTGCTTGAAGCACCTGTACCTGTTACTAAGAAACAACCACCTACTGTACCACCTGCACCTGTAATAGTGTAAACAATTGCAGTAGCTGCTGAAGTTGTTACGTTAGATGGTGTTGTACCAGTTGAAGTTGCTGATGCAAATACTGCTGTACCACGCACTGCTGAACCACCTACTGTGTAGTTAGTAAACTCTGTCCAACCAGCGTGTGATGTCATTGTATCTGATGCTGCAAATGTTGGTGATGAACCTGAGATAAGACCTAAGTATGGGCCTACTACAGTGTATGCAGAACCTTTTAATAAAGTATCTAACATAAGTTCTTTACCTACAGCATTAACTAAGTTAGGAAATGATTCTTCCCATTTTAAATTACCTGCTGCGTCACGGCATTCAACGTGATAAACGCCTTCAATTCCTACAGTTTCATTGGCAACAGCACCAGCATTTAGCGTGATGGTAGCATTATCTCCAAATCCACCTTTTTCGTTTTGATTCATAATTACTCCTTAACTTATTCTTAAAATGGCACTTGTTGAATTTGCCGTTGGAAATTGCACTGTGAAACTGCTTGTTGCTGTTTTATCAGAGCCAAAATTTAACACAAAGACTGCTGCATTAGTAGTGCTATTATAAACTAAAGCACCCCTACAAGTAAAACTTGCAGGACTCCAAACTACATTAGAAAAAGACACATAAGCGGTATTATCTTCTGTGTTTGAAAGTATTGTGGTGGGGGTTAAAATTGACCCGCCAGCCGTATATCCTGAGCCTGTAACCTCATTTGTTGTGGTATAGACTGTAGTAGCATCATTTAAATCTGCTAATGCGTTATAGAGGGCTATTTTGTACGTATATGGCGTACCTGTATTAAAGTTCTCAAGACCTTTAAGCATATTAGCTTTAAATACTGTGCAAGCTGTTTGAACTATCATGAATTAACCCTAAGCTTAGTCTGGCCATCACGGTAAGCATCACCTCTTTCAAGGCCATCACCAAGACGTTTAAGTTGTTGCATAGCTTCTTGATATTTATCTTCGTAGTTTTTAATAATATCAGGTTCTTGTTTTTGGAAGATCATAGCTTCACGCATTGAACCATAAAACAATACTGGGTCATAGTTATCACCTAACCATGAAGTTCCAGTTGTATTAGATATACCAGTTACAGTAGCTGTAAAACCAGAGCCAGAACCACCTAAGCTTGATGTAGCAGCACTTAATATATTCCCTACTACATAGAACTGACCACCATCATTTAATGTAATTGAGCTTACTGAACCAGATGAGTTAATTACAATAGTAGCTGTAGCACCAGATCCTGATCCGCCTGTTAATGGAACTTCTTTGTAAACACCAGGTACATATAACGAACCTAAAGTTGTAGAGGCAATTAAATTAATTTGACCTTGTACAATGGTAGGTGGATAGTAGAAATAATGCAATTCAGCATTATAACTAGCATCAGGTGTTGGGCCTAATATTAAAGATAGCTCATTAGTAGCAGTATATTGAGATCCAAATAATGCGTAATGTGTTGGTGTACCTGTATCTGTTGGGCTTGGAAAAGCTTGTCTAATATAGTTTACATCTTTGTTTAAAAGATATTCATACGTTCCATCTGCTTTAATAATAGCTAGGGAATATGTAGATAACCAGTCGTTTGGAAGTGATAAGTATTTATTACTTGCTGTCAAAGTACCTGTTACGTTTTTACGTAATGCAGGAATTTGAACTGAATTATAAATACGTTCTTCAGCTTCTTGAACAAACGTAGGAATATTAGCTACAAAAAGTGTTTCTGTAGTTTCTGCATAATCCTGAATCGCTTGATACAGTTGAACGTAATTCATTATTAGCCTTGTTTGCCGCTAATCTTACGACCTTTAGTAGCTGCACCATAACCACGCATTTCTTTAACACCGTATGGGTTTACTTCTGCGTAATTACCTTTACTAACACCACCCACAGACATATTCATTTTGCTTATGCCGTTACCAGCCATAGCTACTGATTCATGTTCTGTGCCGTTAGGATTCATCATTGGTTGTTTGTAAACACCAATATCATTACCACCACCAGAAGGATATTTAAATCCAGTATATGCACTAGCGTCTTTATTCTCTTTAGCGTGACCTAAAGGATAAGCTTCTGCTGGTGACACTGGAACTTTGCGTTCTTTA